CCGATCGCGCCATGAGGGCCGAGATGAAAGCGAGCGACCAGACTCGATCCAGAGTCATCCGGCGCCTGATCCGGGAAGGGCTGCGAGGGCTGGGCCACGACATCCCGCTGACCTCGGATGAGAAGCGCGCAGACCGGGACTAGTCTAGCCAAAGTGGCAGACAACCGGGCATAGTTGCGGTCATAGTTGGCCTTTTCCCGAAAAGTGAAATCCCCCAAACCGTTAAGGTTGAGGGATTTAAAGTGGCTCCTGCGGTAGGATTCGAACCTACGACCTAGTGGTAGCTTGTCCTTAACCCTCAAGGCATTATGGCTTACTATCGTCAGAATGCGCTTGTAGTCGGTCATAGTCGGTCATAGTCATGGGCATGGCACATCTCTTCAAACAGAAGGAATCGAAGTACTACTGGGTCAAGTTCTACGGCCCGGATGGATCGGTTGTCAGGAAGTCCACCAAGCAGACGGTGAAGCGAGAGGCAGCGAAGGTAGCCGTGGACCTGGAGGCAGAGATGCGCCGGGAGGCCCTCAAGGAGACCGGACTGGGGAAGACCTTCCAGGATCTCCTGCGCCGGGCAGCGAACGATGCTGAGGAGGGATCCCTCACCCTGGAGCGGCTAGAGGCACTGCTCCGGAGGGCTCACCAGATTGCCAACCCGGAATACCACCGGATCACCTTGGATGAGCACCTAGCGGCCTGGATTGAAGGAGAGACTCCCCACATCTCAGAGAAGACCGTGAAAATATACGGCAACGTCCGCAGCCTTATGACTCAATCGCTCGGCAAGAAGACGGCCCAGGGGCCGGTCGATGGTCTCACCACTAAAATGGTTCAGAAAGCGCTCAAAGCCATCAACAAGGACCATGCAGACAGCTACAGCAACTTGGTGCTCCGGGCCTTCCGGAGAATGATGGAGGCCGCGGTCCAGCAGGGGCTCATTGCCAGCAATCCGGCCGGGCCCCAGATCAGGCCTTTCAAGGAGCGCGACAGCACCCGGAAGGAGCCCTTTACTAAGGAGGAGTTCTCCACCCTCCAGGCCTTCACCCGAGCCGCTTACGATCACGATGAGTGGGAGGGTCTCATTCTGATCGGTGGGCACACCGGCCTGCGCTTGGGGGACATCCTCGGGCTAACCAGCAAGAACGTCCACAAGGGCAACCTGGTCGTCAGATCAGCGAAGACTGGGGAGACGGTCACCATCCCGATCACTCCTCCGGTCTACGGGTGGATGGGAGAGAAGACCGGGCCCCTCTTCCCTCTGCTCTCCTCCAAGTCGATCCAGACCATTTCCGGCACCTTCACCCGGATCATGGCCCGGGCCGGTGTAGAGCGGGATGTGGAGGCTCCGGGAGGGGACGTAGGCAGGCGCAGCTTCCACAGTCTGCGACACAGCTTTGCCTCCTGGCTGGCCAACGCAGATGTCCACAGTGATGTTCGCAAGAAGCTCACAGGGCACAAGGCAGACGGGATCCATGCCCGTTACACCCACCATGACGAGGCTCTGTCCCGGGCAATGGAGAATCTGCCCGGAGCGTAAGAAAAGGGTTCCTCCTTTGATTCCGGGGGCTAAAATCCCCCCTATGGAAGACTTCGAGCGCGCATGGCTATCAGTTAAGGCTGCGACAGCCTATTGCGGACTCGGTGAGAGGACCCTGCAGCGGGAGATTAAAAGGGGAACCATCAAGAGCAAGCTCTACACCACCGGAAACGGGAAGCATGGCAAGAAACGGAGGCTGATTTCCAGGGCTTCGATGGACAACTGGATCGAATCTCTCCCTGACGCACCTGGCCAGTTGAATTAATTTCAACTTTTCTGCAAAGAGCGATTTAAAGATCGGCTGAGCGACAGAAATGCCGGGTTGCCTACAAACTCCACTTGGGCATTGGAGCGTTTTTGCGGCTCCTTCGACGAGACGCTACGCGAGCAAAAGCCTCCTCCAGGACAACGTCCACGGGGTCAGTTGTATGCTCCTGAGAGGCCGCTCTGGCCAGCTCAACGAATTTTCTCTGTTCCAGCTTCGACAAGCCACTCTTGGACTCCCGGCTGGAAAAATGCTTCCCGTAGGTCTTGGACATGAGTTTTGCGGAGGGTTTCCTCCTTTTTGGTTTCCGCAGCAGGGAGAGTGTAGTCGTGCTCTACCAGTCTGCGCTTCTGTAGGAAAGTAATGATATTTCGGCCGTGATCAAGCCTGCGGGGTTCTCTCCCGGTGGGGAAGTAGACCTCCGCGGCAGCATCGAAGCTACCCTTAAAGGCTCCGATCTCTCCGGTCCAGCCGTTCTTGGCCCAGGTATCTTTCTCTGCGAACCACATGAGTGCCTGGAGGTCGTCCGGGGACATCTCCAGCCTCTCTGCAGCCCGGGCAAAGACCATCTGCCCGAGGGCAAAGTCGAGGTTGTTCACTCCTGTCTCAGACTCGGGCTGGATCCTCCAGCGCTGGGTGCCTCGGTGAAAGATCCTGCGCAACGTCCGCGCGGCCCAGACATCTATGGTGGCCCGGAGGGAGGTCCCAAAGAGGTTCATCGCGAACTGCGGAGTTTTGGGTGCTGCTACCTCTTGGAACCATACCCCGGCCACCACCCTGAGGACTGCGCTGCCGTTTGCATTAAATAGTGCTCCGTTGTACTGCTGCGGCATCAGGTTCTTTGCCTCGATGTAATCATCTGCCAGCTTCGACAGGGTCTTCCCTTTGGGCTTGATCCCTTCTTTGATCAGCAGCTCCCGAGTAGCATCGATGCCTTCTTTCAGGGCACTGCGCAGAGCCAGGTAAGCGGGGATGGTCTCCTCGAACTTGCCGTTCTGGTACTGGTCGAGAACGTCCATCGATTGACTGAAGTTCGTCTCCACCGGGGTCTGCGCAGAGGTGGCTCCCAGGAACTGCGTGAAGATGTCGAAGAAGTCCCCCAGGGCTCCACCCAGCTTCTCCCGCATCCTAGAATACCAACCCAGGCCGGAGGCAATCTCCGGGATGTTCAGGGCCCTGGTGGCTTCCTCAACGAGAAGGTCTGCCGCATGATCGACCGATCCGTTCTCGGCCAGCTCGCGCAGCTTGTTCTTGTTGGGGCCGGTGAGGTCGTAGTGCCTGTTCCCGTCCTCTAAGTAACCTATGGTCGGATCCCGGGGCGCCGGGTGAGGTTCGTCTACAAAGGTCCCCTCGGTCAGCTTGTAGGGCACCTCAATAGGTTTCGGCTTGCCGTACTTGTCAAAGACCAGCTCCCCAGTCCGGTGGGTCTTGTAGCGAACCGGGATGGCCTCTGGCCCATGCTCTTCCCCCTTTAAGGCTCCCTGGTCTCTGAACCTTCTTGCAGGTTGTCGTCCTGGTCGTCCGAGTCCGAGGTCCTCGGAATACTTTTCGTAGACTGTCTGGAGACGGGAGCCGATCCTACGGTCCACCCCTGTGAGTATATTGGGTCGTCCGAGGCTGCGCGCCTTTTCCTTGATGGCTTGCCGAAAATATTCACCTCCGGGGGCTGATTTGATGACGTTTCCATCTTCTTCGATAATATCGTCTGGAGTCCAGTTATTGAACTCGTAAAACGTGTCTGTGTCAAATTCGACATACTCGTTGATTTTGACATACTCCGCTACCTCATCGAGAACTCCATCCCGGATTGCCGGAGTGATGTCCGGGTTGAAGCCCAGGTGAACCAGGTTGAAGCCTTCTGGAGTAGGGTAAAAGGCAAAGTCCTCTGCGGCCTTGCGCTTCTTGAGCCCGGCATCCCGCAGAGCCTTCTTGACCGTTCGCATGACCCCGGTCACCTCACTCTTGGTCTTCAGGCCGCGACCGAGATAGAATTGAGCCCCAGTCATTTTCCCACCTTCGACCGGGTTGTAACCGGCTACAGCTTCCTGGTAGGTGTAGTAGCCGCGAATCAGCGCATAGAGTTCGGCCGCTTCCCTGGAAACAAATCCTCCAACTTGCCGGGCTTGGTTGATCTCAATCTTGCCGGTCTTGTTGATGTAGACGCTCATCGCAGGCTCGGTTGTCTTCAGCCCCTCTGGACCGAGCAAGCCAGCCAGGCCCATCTCGTGAGCGATCACGTCTCCGGACTTGGGATGAGATATTGCCTCCTCAATTTCGCGGAAGAACCTGCGCTGAACGGATGCTTTCGCGGTATGCAATCCTCTCAGGATTCTTGAGCCAAACCCGGGTTGGTTCTCGACTGAGACAACCGGCTCGGACGGGTCAAAGTAAGTTGGGTAGTCCCCCACCCACTCCGGCTTGGCAGGCATCCTCCGGATGTCGTCGCTCTTGGGATCAAACCGTTCCGACAGCGGGATCAGGTTGCCCTGGTCGTCGTAGGTCGCAGGGTCGGCAGACTTGATCTGATTGGAGTCAAACACCGCTACAACGTCTCCCTCCGGATGCGAGATATGCACTGAGTCTCGTCCCCTTTTTCTAAACTCCGCAACGTCCTCTGCGTCCCATTCAAAATGCCTCCCGTCTGTCAGGCCGTTAATGCGTTCGGGGTTCTTTGATAGTACAAAAAGCTCCCGCACTTTAGACCCAAACCTTCCAGCGAAATCCTTGCTGTCGCTAAAGTAAGCTGGCACGTCAAAGCGAGTGAAGGACTCGTCCTCAGTGCCGTGGTAAAGACGTGCCAGCCCTGCTTTCTCCCCAGCATCATCCACCATCCTCTGCGCGGTCTCAGTGTCACCGGTCTCGACCGCAGCGCGGTGGTCAGCGTCTAGCTGCTCCGGCATCCTCCGGATGTCGTCCGGATTCGGCATCAGGTTCTGCTGCCATTCCTCTACGCGGAAGGGCAATGCCTTCGCATTGGCAAGACGAGCGCGATTGATGCGATCCAACCGGAAGCTCTTTATCGAAGCGTACTTGTTCTTAAAGCCCTTGAATATCGGCTTGAGGAGAAGCGGATTCTTTGCAGTGTGTTCCTTGTTGATCTCTCCCAGAATCGCATTGAGGAAGTTGACCTTGTCCTGTCTGCCAAAGTGTTCGAGGTTGAGTTTCCCTTCCTTGTGATTCTTGGCCAGGGTTTCCAGGTCCCGCATGATCTCTGCCGTGCTGTTGTAGAGTTCCTTGCCGAGCTTCGTATTGAATGCCTTCTCTGCGTTGTTCTGGAGCTGATCCATGTCGATCATCCGGAACAGGATGTTGCCAAGTTTCGAGACGGTAATGTCGTAGGGCACTCCGAGCTTGCGCTTGGCTAGTCGTCCCTGCTTGGGGACTCGCTTCTTCCCTACCTTGTCTGTCGAGTAGATCCCGTGGTAGTGGAGATGGAACGAGTCACCAGGTGCTCGGTTGACCGCATCTATCATCCCCTCGAAGATCTTTAGCTGCCGCGGATTGTACCAACCACTCTCGTGCAGGAGTCGGAGAACCTCGTCCCACTGCGTTCTGGAGAGTCGGTAGGCCTTCTCCCCGTTCTTAAATGTGACCGGTTCCACTCCATACCTCTCAGCCAGATCCTGAATGATGGTGAGCCCTGCAGTCGCTCGTCCCTTCCAAGTTTCCTCATCGATGCCTTCCGGCCGTCCGTTGGGCAGATACTTGACATTGCCGTCTTCATCAAAAGCGTAGTTGACGAGGTCTTCCTCGATAGCTCTGGCCTCTTCTTCCGCGGTCAGAGGTTCGGCCTGGCTTAGTGCTCGGTTGACGGCCTTCTCTGAGACGCTCTCGACGGTCCTTCCTGCGTTCTCTCGCAAGTAGGTCTCAGTCGCGCGAGCCAGCGTAGGGCTTTGTGCAATCGCACCCATGACTCCCTGGCCAGAGGTAGGATTGCCGTGCCGGTCGAACAGCACTCCGTTCCTCAGAAGGAACTCCCGTCCGAATGCGAACCTGTTAAGTGTGCCATCGATGAGACGACGAACAAGCGGGTGGCGCCTGACCAGCTCCTGGAGTTTGATCCGGTTCCCGGACAAGGCTGCACCAACGGATTCCGCGTAGTATTCCAGGGCCAGTTCGTCGTCTCCGATCGTCTCTCCCCTGCGCGCTTCGTACTTCTGCTTCACTTCTTTGCCCAGCTCGTTAAGCGGCATCAGTTCCGGAAGCACTGTGCCGAGGCCTGCTTCACCAGGGTCATCCGGAAGAATTATGTTTCCCTCTGCGTCCATCCGGGCCCGGTCTCTCTCAGCCTGCAGTTCGGCCTCAGAGGGAAGGACCACCTCTCCCCGCTGGTTCTTCTTTGCCTCGGACAAAAGATACTGCGACTCGGTCATGCGCAGGGCCCCGTTAGGCCCCACAAGCTCTTCCTTGACCAGGTCAACCAGTCCACGGTCGTGGAGATGGTGAGCAACTTCGTGACCGATCAAGGCACTCATCGGATCCCGTGAGTTAGTCGCGATGGTCATCCGTTTTGTCTTATTGTTCCAGGAGCTTTCTGTCGCGTCCGGGTCGAACCTCCAGTCAATGTCCGGGAAGGTGGCTCCATACACTCCAGCTTCTCTGCGATGCTCTGGGCCCAGCCGGTCGAACGCAGCTCTTTGCTGATCAGTGTCGAGGTCCCTGCGGAGTTCTGCCGCATCAGCCAGGGCCATCCTGTCGAACTCAGCCCTCTTTGCTATCGCAGGCATCCCTCCCATGCCGTGCACCATGCCCTTTACCATTCCGGGAGAACTGAAGAGCAATCCCTCGGACATCATCTCTGCAGCCCACACTTCCGGGCCTCGGTGAAGGCTCCCCATCATGGCAAACGGAGCCTCTGCAATCATGCCCTTGACTCCGGCTCCTGCGGCCTTCCCTGTCACCCGTGCCGGATAGCGGAAGAGGTCCATTCCCAGAGCCCCATTGCGAGCCCATACGTTTCCCTTCGAAGCCTCTGCCACTCGCAGCCAGTAAGGATTGGTTGCTCGTCGCTGGAGAAGCTCCGCTCCCATGCCCCCAACCGTCATAAATGCGGCCTTCAGGATGTTGAGGCGCCCGGGGAGAGTTGCCAGCAGTCCCACTCCGGCAAGCACCGGCCCACCGACCGCAAATCCCGCTCCGGTGCCAGCAGCAGACCCTGCAACCAATGCAAAGCCTCTAAATTTATTTGCGGTGGAAATGCCAACTTTCGCGCTGTCCAGCATATCGAGTGCCTTGGTTCCCCAATCTCTCTTTCCGAGGAACCTTTCTGCTCCTGACATGGCCTTCGACAGGGCTGCAGTTGTCTGGCTCGCTACTCCGCGGGTCAGGTCTTTAAGTGAGCCTCCCAGTCCGGTGGTGGCTTCGATCTTCCCGAGTTGACCCTGCAGTTCTCCAATCTCGTCAGTGAGCGCTGCAACCTTCTGCTTGTAAGCACCCGTGGGGATAACCTTCTCCCCTTTCCTGACGTGGGGAGTGGCCTGTACCCCCTTGTCGATATATCGCTGGACGAGCGCGCGTTTGGCCGTCTTCTCCGCGATTTCCCGATTAAGTTTAGTGGCCGTCCTCATCAACCGTTTCCCGATCTTGAGGCTCCAGCTTGCCGCTAGCGTTGCAGGGATGGGAAGGTCCAAAAATTCACCCCCCGAGGCAAAGCGCTGATCATTTCTCTGGAGAAGTTGCTTGGGCACCCTTTCTCGGGCATCCCTGACCCACTCTTTGGCTCGCTCGATTTCCTTTAATTGCAGATCTAAGTCTGGCTCCACCCCAAACCAGCCAGGGACCATCTCCTCCATTGTCTGCATGAAGGACACTGCCTGCGCAATCCCATCCACCGCATCCATGTCATCGAACTCCTGCATGGCTTCCTCAAACTCATAGAGCTTCTGAATGTAGTTGGCTTCCTGGTCTTTACCGTAGAGTTCTTTCGCGGCCCAGGCCGTCTGTAGCGCGAGGCCCTTGCTGATCCATACCTGATTTCTCCCCGCTTCCACAGCAGCCTTGCCTATTGAAGCTGCGGTCATGTCATCTGCAATCTGATCCACCTCCTCCAAAGACACATCACCGGCTTCCCTGGCTTGTCGAAGCAGGTAGCCCGGGAACGCTCCAGGCAGAATTGTCTGCAGCGCAGGAGCAAGTGGGGCGCCGAAAAGTTCGGCTCCACCGAGCCAGTCGTAGAACCAGTTCACTTCTTTCGGGGTCACAGCTCGGGCCGTTATCCCTGCAGCAGTGGCAGCTTGCGGGACCATCTCAGTGGCTAGAGCCTTTATCCCCATTATAACCACCTTGTGAAAGGGGAGTTTCTCTCCGGTCTCCGGATCTCGAGGGGCAATCTTGTCTTCCCACTCGTCCCAGGCGCCTAGCTCATGCCATCTCGCAAATGCCTCCTCTCCTTCGCTTACGGCCGTCCGCTTGTCCATGAAATAGATCCGGCCATCCTCGGTTTTGCTGAAGTCTGGCTGAATGAATCCACGGTCGAAGTATCCTCTGAATCTATCAGTAACCCCCGGGTCGAATTCGTACTTCCGCAGGTTCAGTTCAAGGGTGCCCCGAGGAGTAACCTGTCCCTCGGGGGAGACAAATCCCTGCTTCTGCAACCGTTCCAGTTGCTCTTGCCGTTGCGCCTGGAGGTCGAGAATCTCCGCTGGCATTTTACCGGGTGGAAAGTTCCTGGAGATAGGGGATGACGTGCTTTAGAGCCCAGGCTTGCTCGCTGATGTTTGAACCCGGCAACTCAGCCCCCTTGTCCCTCGCTGTATGCGGAGGAATGAACGTCACTCCCGGCAAAGTGCCTAGTGTTCTGGCCAGGATCCGGGCATAGCCGCGGGGATCCTTTTCGATCGCTTTGCGGGAGTCTGCATCGGTTTTGAAAAACGGTTCAGTGTAGTAGAACCTGGAACTCTTACCCTCGTAGATGACCCCATCCTTGTTCTTGCCGGTCGTCCGGATCGAAGTTTTCACTCCTTTGGAGCGCATCCAGGCTTCAGTCTCTTTCAGATACTGTTTCACTTTGGAAACGGCACCCGCGGGAGCGTGTTTAGGAACCACCACTTCAATGCCAGGTGCCGGAGCAGGCTTCCCTTTTTTTCCGGCATTAAAGTCAGTTGAGATGACGTATTTCACTCCCTTGAGAGCGGTTCTCGTTGCGGGAGTAGCACGGTGAGTGTCCAGTACTTTGAATGCTCCCGGGACAGGAGCCTCTGGAACTCTCACAGCACGAGGAGCCCCTTCGAGGGCTTCGTCCCGCAGCGCGAGCTTCTCAGCGCTCGACAAATTGCTGTAGCCCTCGAAGGTGCCGGGGGCGCCTGGAGTGTCCCTGACTTGCTCGAAGGCTGATCTGCCCTCCGGATTGGCATACCACTCGGGGATCCCTGTTTTTCGAGTTCTTTGGGCCCGGGGGAATTGGGGATGCCCCGGCCTCGAGTAGCGCAGGTCTACTTTTTTGTCATCCGGCCCTGGGGGATTCCCGGGGGGCTGGACTTTCCCGTCCCGTGACAAGGCATCTAGAAGGGTCGCGTCATCCTCCGATAACTCCCGAGTGGTTTTGACCGGTTCAGTTTCAAATCCACCGGCCTTCAGCGCAGCGTCGATATACTCATCAGTCAGGACACGGTTGTCTATGTAGTACTGATTGATCGCGGCTTCAATCTCTTGGGAGGTTTTCCCTTCGACCTGCAGCTCCCTTACCATGCGACCAATCTTCAGCTCCCGGTCGGCATACTTCAGCTTGTTTCGAAGGATCTCTGCGTTTGCTTCCGGCAACTTGTCCAGGCCGGGAGAAATCTTGGAGAAATAAGCCATCTCCTTCTCAGAAACCGCTCCCTTAGTGAGCTGAATCTGCCCCATCACCTCTTTGCCGTATTCGACTAGAAGGACTTGAGCGTTTTTGGCTTTCAGCTTTGCCTTGTCGAAGCCAAGGGCAGCACCGACCTCGTTAAGGAACTTGACCTGGTTTCCCCCAACCCCGGAGTAGACCGTATTTGTCCCAATGATGTTCAGAGCCTTAGCCAATCCTGCCGTGCTTTGCTCTAGCTTGGGCTGCGCGGTGAGCCTCTCTTCCTGTCCTTTGAGTGCAGCCGTCTGTCTTGCGCTTTTCTCCTCGTAAGTGAGTCTCTCGTCCCCGGCCAGCACTCCGTGTCTCTCGACCGGCACTGGATCAAACATCTGGAGGATCTTGGACCCCTGCTTCATAAACTGATGCTCCTCCACCTTGCCCGTTTTCGGGTTCACCCGCTTAAAGGAGTCCACCGACAGAGTGCCGGTGCCTTTCTGCTGCGCGAGGATTGCCTGCATCGCACTCGACTTGTAAGCATTGACGGCCTCCTGGTCTTCTCCCAGCTCCTTGAGTGTGCCGATAGAGATCTCTGCCAGCTTCTCCGGGTCTCCTTGTGAGTTCACAAAGTCAGCCAGCCCCATAGCCTGGCCTTTCCGGGCACTAGCCTGGAGCTGCATTGTTTTCGCGGCAAACCCCGTGCTCATTGCGTCGGAGGCCAGCTTGAAGTTCGGCTCCATCGTTTTGGCAAACGCAAACCTCTCGCTCTGCCGGTTTTCCGGGTCGTTCAGAAAGTCGGCCGCGCCCTGGGCCATCTCCTTGAACGGGGAATCCTCCGGCAAGAACTTGGCCAAAGCCGTAGCCTGGACCTCCTTCTCTTTGGTGAAATCCTTGATTGCCTTGCGCTTCTCGAGGCCTTGGCCAACCCCAGCTCCGAGAGCTGCGAGCCCTTGCCCCATCGCTTCCGCGCCAATGGCTGCACCCTTCAGCATTCCGCTGGTATCTGCCCTCTGTAACTCGGGCCTGATGGTATCACCTATTCTTGGCATGATATTTTATCCTACACCCCCAGCCCAGGCTCCCAGTCCCTGCGCGATCCCTCCCCAGATCTGACCGTGCATGGCCTGCTGGCTCCCGTAGGTATCGGCCTGGTATTGTGTTTCCATGCCCTGACGAGCCAGGTCCATGTTCACTCCCATATCCGGGTTGAATACTTGTGGAGTCGCGCGCTGAGATAATCCCATCGCTCCACCGGCAGTCTGGAAGTTGTAGGGCATTGCCGCTGCGGGTCGTCCCAGGACGGCCATCATCGGATCGGCCCCGGTCGCTCCCAGCATCTGGAATAGACCACCACCGGCTTGTTGCGCTTCTGCCCGGTTCTGACGCAGGATTCCCTCACGTCCCAGAGCCTCTGAGAAGATTCCCATATTGTCTCCCACCCTGCCTCGCGCTGCAGTCGCTTCACGAGCACTCTGCTGGGCCATTCGGGACTGTTCTGGAGTCACTCCCCGGGCCCGGGAATACAGATCCTCTGTGAGGCCGGTCTGGCTTTCAATCAAGCCTTGCATTGCCGGGTCGCTCGCGCGCAGAGCTGTTATGTAATCCGCTCCCAGATCGCTCACGTCGCGCAGGTCAGCCTCTCGCTGCGACCTGGCCGTGGCAGCGCGCATCCTCTCCGTAACCGGAGCCGCGCGCTCATAGAGGGACAGAAGCCCTTCCTGGCCTCCCCGGCCAAACAGGGCAGTCTCCTGCCGTCCTAGCTCATTTTGGAGATACTCGGGCCCGTACTGTCTTTCGGCCTGTACCAGTCTTCTTTGGAACTCCGGATCCGTTATCCCCTGGCCTGCTTCCCAGTCTGAGCCAAACAGGAATCTTCCCATGCTCTGGTTCGCGTCTATGCGGTCTGGCATCGGTGGAGGATCTGATTTCTTGCCCATGATTCTTTAGAACTCTTACAAAGATCTTCTGCGACCACTCTACCAAGGTCGGTCCATCCTTTCTTTCGCGCAGGCTGTAGAGTCTTGAGGTTAGCACGTCCGGTGCCTGGGCAATGAGCTGCAGGCACAGCTCCCGCAGGATTCCGGGCTTGGCCCAGCAGAAGGCCAGGAAGAACGAGTCCCCGTCCTTGTCGTCCGGGGTCCAGTTTTTGATGTCGTCCCAGGTCCAGTCCTGGCTGCAGCGATACCACATGAGAAGGCCGTCGATTTCTCCCTCGGTGCTGTGCCAGGCCAGCGTCTCCTTCAGGTAGTGGTAGGCAATGAGTAGCCGAACCACTTCCGGGTCGAAATTGTGGACAACCTCCACATTCTCGGGAGAGGAGTAGACGTAGTCGTGCAGCCGGTTGATGAGATCCCAGACCGGGGCCGGAACCTGTTCCTTGTCGATCAGGCTCGCAACGTGACCGGCCTGCAGGATCATCTAGGTTGAAAGGGTGCCGAATACGACGAAGCTGACGTGCCGGGGGGATGTCAGGACCGGAGCGTGTATTTTGAATTGTCCTGCATCCACGATCTCGACTGCAACTGAGTCAGCCTCATCATCGTAGTCGCTGGTGTCATGGTCTTGAGCGATCACAGGGTAGTTGGCACTACTCATGTCCGTCGTCAGGTCGAACGTGTAAGTCTCACCGGAATACGCAGTGCAGGTACACCCGTAGAGCCCGAGAGCATCAGCAGTGCCAGCAGAACCGTCCATCTTGATGATTCCGTATGCCCTCGGAAGCGGAAGATACTGCATGAAGTCGAGCTTCTTCAGATTGCCGGAATCATCCGCGTCCGAAAACAGCATGACATCTGTCAGCGAAGGGACTGCAGTGAGCGCAGTCTGACCGGTGATGACATCGTTGGAAAGGTGCTCCTCATCAATGCTTCCATCGACGTACTGGTCGGAATCAACGGACTCTACTGCCATCTTCGCAAGCGTGACGTTAGCGTCCTTGATCTGGTCAGTTTCCACTGCATCGTCGGCAATCTTTGCCACTACGATTGCATCATCATTGATGTGGCTGGTCGCAATCCCGTTGCCTCCTCCCGCAGCCTTCAGCCGAATCGCTCCGGATGAAAGCTCGAGGGTTGTGTCGTCAACCGCGCTCGAATGAAACGCAGAATTCGTAAATAACGAGTTTAGCGTAACGTGAGTGAGCTGGTCGTCCTCCGAGAAGGAAGTAGTCGTGGTTACCTTTGGCATCTTATGTCGTACTGGTTGCGGTGTTGAACGTGTTGGTGGCCCGAACTCCTACTGCGCGCAGTTCTGGTCGGCCAAGCGAGGGAGTCCAGTCGAACTGGCACGAGAACCCTCGCGGATTGCCGGTCCTAGCCCGAACTGAGCCTCCTTCGCTTTTCTGCAAGACTGCCCCGAGCATCGTATCGATCGTGCCCAGAGTCGTCGTGCTGTCTGGGTCCTCAGTTATAAGCGAGAGTGTCCCATCGCTAGCGCTCTCCGAGTCCGAAACGAACTGGGCCTCCAGGAATTGGAACCGCTTCCGCTCGATCGTCCCGTGCGTATAGCCCCGAGTGCGTAGTTGAGCTGGGATTGTGGTCTTGACCGTCGATGAGGCCCCGGCCGCAGGGGCTATGTCGTCCAGGTTTAGCCCTGTCTGGTCGAGTTGGTGCACTCCCCCGTCCTCAGTCACGGCAAATAGTTCGTTCACCTTGCCGGTCCTGGCCGGGATCAGATCCACGATGCCCCAGTTGTCTGCGCTTGTGGAATCGATCGACTCCCAGCCCTGGGTGAGGAAGTTGAAAATGAAAATCTCGTTGTTGACCTCGCTGTCCCCGGTTGGGACGGCCAGCCAGTATTTGTTGTCGTGGACGCAGGAGACGGCTTTGTCCGCATGGGCCCGGTTGATCCGCTTGATCTCGGAGTCGATCGCTTCTGAAAGTGGTTGGTCGAGGCCGCGCAGGTTGAGTGCGTCGGCAAAGGTGACTCCCATCACTCCGTTGTCGGAGAGGAAGAACAAGTGACCGGCATGGTAGACGATGCTCTTTCGAGCCAGGCACCCCAGCTCGTTCGTCAGCATCCTGACTTGGACATCAGCCAGGCTCCCTGAGGTCCCCAGAAGTTGGTGGATCGAATTGCGGTTGAATACGACAAGCCGGTCTGAGTCGAACTGCTGCAGCCCCACAATGAAATCTGCAGTGCCTCCGCTAATGCGGAACTGGTTGTAGATCGTGTCAAAAGTGGAATTGTCCAGGATGTCACTTGCAATGAGTTCGTCGTAGATTGCCGGGCTGCGACGTGCCGGACTGGCCGCGGAATCGTGCGTGTAGGGTGCCCAGACTCGACGGTTGTGGTAGGTTGCCCAGGCTGATGCCGGGTGATGCTGGAATCCTCCACCCAGGCTGACCTGAGAGCGAAGGAAAACATCCGCTCCCAAGCTTCCGGTATCGTCAGCCTTGGACCTGCCATAGAAATAAAATTCGTCTGCGTCTACTTTGGTGATCAAGTATTCGTCCCCGTCAACGAGCGTTGTTGGACCTTTGTCCGTTATTACTATGCGGTCTCCCGTCGATAGGTTGTGAGCTGCTCCCGCGTTTCTGGCCCAAAGGAATTTTCCAGCTTTGTCGATAGTCACCTGTCCCTGCATCTCCACCTTTTGGGTGTAGGTTCCGGATGAAACCTTGCGGAAAGAAGGTGCGCTTGCGTCAGATCCGCTAAATCCATAGACCGAGTCGTCCGGGTCGAATGCCCAGGGAGTCTTCCCGTCCTGCCGCAGCATGACGACATCGAACTCCTGCTGAAGCTGTGCGTCCTGGTTGAGAGTGTCGCTCGGGTAAGAAATCGCGGTGGTGGTAAAGTCCGAGAGTTTGACCGCGGTCGCACCATCGTTGTCCGCGATGATGATATATTCGTCGTTGTTTGAGTTTGGGTTGGTGAACCGGCAGGATCCGTAGATGGCCTGTCGGCCTCCCGTCAGTTTTGCTGCTCCAGCCGTGCCCCCGGACCAGGATCCGCTCGTCCCTGAGATAGTAACATCAAAATTCGTTGCATCGACCCAGGTTGCAGCCCGGTTGCCATTAAGCGTTCCAGTGCCACCGGTAAAGCTGGCAAGGTTGACCATGCCCCCAGTCTCAGGGAGCCCGTGAGCAACGGGAGAACCTCCCCCGGTTGTGATTCTGATCCTGCCAGAGCCTTGGTCCGCTCCTGTGCTGCTGCCAATCGCTCCGATCAGAACAATCGCAGAGGTCCCGGTCGATGCCCGTAAATAAGGGAACACGTCGCTCGAAAGGACAACTCCCGAGACGTTCAAGTACCCTTCTCTCACCTTGGCCGTGCCGCTTTCCTCAAAGCGCATATTTTTGGAGATGGAAACATCCCCAGGCTTGAGCTGAGACGGCCGGAGCCGGGTGACTAGCGCTCGGAAGCCAGAGTCCCCATCGAATAGAATCGGACTGTCGAGGGCTTCAGGCATTTCTACCTGCTATAGGCCAAAACAGCTCCACTCGAGAGCGCGATCTGCGAGAACGAGCCATAAATAATTTGTCCCGAGTCGATCTGCAGAGTGGTGTCGAAGTCTGTGATGTTGCTTGTGGTGTAGGCATTGTTGATAACGGCCGCTGCCCCACCTACGGCCTGGATTGCCATGAAGCTGCCGGTATGAGCCGAGGTATCGTTGATGAATGTGGAACCGTTTCCACCAGTGAGAGAATAAGCCGTCTGTCCTTGAGCCATGCGGGAATTCTCGCACCCGCTGTCTGAACTATTTCTTCATTAGCGACTTCAGAAAATCCCGAGTTTTCTCGTCCGCTATCTCTCGTTGAAACTGCTCGAGCTGCGCTTCTATCCTTTTCCGCTGCCAATCATTCAGACCACCTATTTTTCCCCGTTTTTTCTTTTTCGGCTTTGGAAGGGCTGGGGTTTCAAACAGACCCTTCAGGGCTGACTTCTTCCTGTTCCCGCTGGGGCTTCCGTAGGCCATTATAGTTGTGATGACTGTCGAGCCTGGGAACTCCCGTGAGTCCTGACCCGGTGGTTAACAAATTGATTCCCGCGGTTCCGGTCGAGTCGCTCGAGTTCGAGCTGCAAAGCCTTGTTTGCCCGGGCCTCCAGTGCGAATGACTTCTCGACAAACCCGTCGCTGGCCAGTGTGTCAGCAAAGACCCCGAGCGAAATATAATCTCTCCACTCCATTGGGATGGTTGTCGTGTCACCGTCCTGGTCTCCGTAGGTTTCGGTCAGCCTGCGCTTGTAGGTAAGGTATACAACCGGAAATGACACAGTTGCAGTGCTGATGTCGCTCTCGCTTGCCACAACCGTAAACGCATGAGCAATCGCGACCGAGACAGAATCGACCGGGGTATCCACCTGAGCGCCCACTGCTGTCAGAGTGAACGTATCATTAACGATGTCGTTTGCCGCGGCCTGACTCGTCACCACGTTTTCTACCTTGACCGTCCCTCCGTTGATAGCGTCTGTTTTTCCAGGCAGGGTGATTATTGCCGATCCAAAAAGGTATCCCCACTCGGTAATGGCCTGTGATGCTCCGTAGGTGGCCTTGTAGCCCGGGAGGATCACTCCATCCTTGGCCATCAAGACCTCGTATTCTCGAGGACTGGTGACGGCAAACGGGTTCGCGTTATGAGCCCGGAGCACAGTGTCGATGTCTCCTGCTTGGATGCTTGTGCAATTTGTATCCGCAGAGGTTGTCCCCACAAAGGGGACGTAAAGATTGGTCGGATCCGAATCGTTGACCACTCGCTCCTCTCCGGTGACCAGGAACTGGTCCCAGAGATCCGACTCACGATAGGCAGACCGGGCCCTGGAGTTCACCAGGTGACGAATGCGAGTCTTCTCAACATCTATAAACGTCGCACCATGCAGCGCTTCGATTGTCGAGAGCAGATTGGCATAAGTCTCGGTCTGGCTCATCAGTCGTTACTTTTCAGGTGAGGGTTACGTTTCAGGTAGTCCTTGGTGAATTCTTCATCGTCCCAGCAGCCAGGTCGCGAGGTTGCAAAGGCAAAGTATTCCTCGGCTGGGATAGAGGCCCGGTGCTGGTAGGTTTTCTGCTTCTTGAAGCGAACGTCCTCTTTCCACTCTCGAGCCTCCGCGGCTGACACCTGATTGGCCTTCCGCTCGTTTTCAGCCAGGTTCTGAGCCTGCTTGGCTACGGCCCCGTGCAGCTCCCGGAAGAGTCCATCTACGTTCAGGTTCTCGTCCTTGAGCGCAGCCTGCTGCTGAATGTAAGCATCCCTTCGTTCGAGGAGTTGGCCTCCGCGCCGGAGTTCTCCTTCCTGCGCCCGGGTAAGGTTCTCTACGACCTGTATCATCTGGACAGGATCCCCCCGGCCAGGAGGGCATTATACCTTCCTGGCCGAGGTTTCCTTGGTGGACGGAACCAAATTAGACGCTCTCAGGGTTGAGACGCTTCATATCGACGAAGACCGTGATCTTGCCGGTATCAAGCTCGGACACGTTCGCTCCTGATGCGGTAAACAGGATGTCGATAGTGTCAGCCGTGGTGTAGAGCTTGCCCTGCTGCTCAGTCCCGGTCCCCCCGTCGATGTAGGCACCAACCCCGTTGGAGTAAGTCACCTCGGTTGCATCGACGTGCGTCTCGATGTTGTCCAGGAAGCCGTCAGCATCGCTGCCGTCCCCGATATCGATTGCGAGAGCGCTGGTAGAGCCCCCGTCGAATGCGGTTTCAAGGTAGTAACCTACGGACCTAACGATCCCCCCGGCCGGAATAGCCAAGGTGAAGGTCTGGGTCGTAGCCTCTGCGGTGAAGTCACCGTGTTTGATTGTGATGTAGTCTGAGTATCCGTTGCTCAGCTCGTTGTTTGCTACTCTAGCCATGATAGTTGTTCCTTTCGTTAGTTAGGATTTAGCTGCGAGCTTCATCGATCTTCGCGTGGGCCCGTGGGTCCAAGCACTCGAGGGTCAACCAGGCTTCGCAATAGCCGCGGTCACCACCACCCTGATCGTCCAGGGACACCTGCTTGGCGGAATCAAACTAGCGACTCCATATGCCTCGGTGTTCACAATGTGAGCCCGATCGTGGAATGTAGTATCGACGCTGCAGTCGGGATTAGAATTCGCTAAGCGTAGATCCCCAAAATCGCTCCGGAACAGGTCAACTGACAGGACGATCGTCTTGCCGGTGCCCGAGATGTTGTAACGCTGGGTGTCGTTGCTAGCTCCAGTCCGCATGAACTGCGAAATGGATTCGCGAACCTTGGTGTCTGCCACACAGGTCACGTTCTGCAGGTTGCCAGAGACATTATACATCGATGCCAGCGCGGTGTTGAGGTCTTCCTCAGTCACGTCAGCGTTCGACTTGGTAATGATCTGGTTGCTCGAGGTCCGATATGCGGAAGGCACGTCGGAAGGGCCAGCCGAGTCAATCCAGTCAGTCAGTCCGCGCATGAGCGAGACCGCAGAACCGGATCCAGTCTGCTTGTCGTTGGCCGAACCAATCGCGGCCTCGATATCCCTTTTCAGCTCACGCAAACTTTTAACTTTCGCTGCGGAGGTGTTCGCACCAACGCTCGAAACGGCCTGCTGGACCTGGGAAACCATGTAATCACGTCGGAAACCCTGAATTCTATTGCCGAGACGAGCCCGGTTTTCGAATTTGTCGTCAAACGATGTGATGTCGCTTCCTTCAGCGATACCCGTGAAATCGACGCTTGCAAGACCATCGCAGGTCCACTCGTGGTTTGTTGCTTTCGCTTTGCGTTTGGGGGCCAAGCTGGTGAGCGGTGTCGAGGTCGGATCCATTTGCGTTAACAAATTGGTCAGATCTTCTCTATTACTCACCGCAGAACCGGTCCCGGGCGCAGCCGGGTTGTCATAAGAGCTACTAAAAGCCATGATAGATGTTCCTTTCGGTTAGAATTAGTTGTTTTGAAGAGTGAGAATTTCTTCCAAGATCCTGTAGTCCCCAGTTTGCTCGAATTGCGTTTGCAAGTTCTCCAGTCCTTTGACCGGCCCTGGCGCCTGCTTTGCAGGAGCGGCAGTTCCAGCGCTTGGATTTTCGGGAGGTCTCATGCGGCTTTGCGGTTGTTGCTTTGCCGTCTGGCCTTTCCCGGCCTTCCGTTGCTCTGATCGATGAATGGAATCCGCAGCGTGAGCTAACACGAGCGGGATCTCGGGGAACTCGTCCTTCAACGCTTGCAGGCCGGGGTGACTCATCACACCTTCCCACCGTTGCCGAATCGGGTTCTCTTCTTCCTTCATCCACGCGAACTCATCTTCTGCAATCTGACGTGCTTGCTGACGCTCCGCTGCGATCACCTGCTTTTCTTGCAGTTCCCCGTAGCGGTTTTTCAGATGTGTCGAACGTGCTTTCCTTGCACTCCGAGCAAGTCCCTTGATCTCCTTGAGTGTATACTCCCGGCCATCTTCCTCGTGAACGATGGCATCGGAATGCTCATCTTCGTTTTCCTCGAGGAGGTTGTCGGCCCACTCAATCATCTCGTCAACTTCTGCGGCTTTCTGCTGCAGGTCCTCGACGGTCTCGACTTCGCGGTAAGGATTCTTATCTGGGTCGGAAGGCCGCGCTAGCGGGTCTTCCTCTTGCTGCGACCTGGCCTCGAGCGTTGACCGGAGTTCGCTTCTCTCCTTAATCAAGCCAGCGATACGATCTGCTCCGCGGCTATTTAGGTGATCGGCTATTCCCTGCCACTCGTTCTCGGTCAGGTTGTCCAAGTCCAGTCCAGCGACTGTCTCCGTTAACCCATCGTCGGAAAGTTGCTCGGCATTCTCATGGCCTGCTTCCCCCTCGGATTGGTCTTCCGGAGTCTGGGCCAGGAGCGCAACTGCCTCTGCTTCTGAGAGGTTGTCGTCTCCTGTATGTAGCGTGTCCTGTTCTTGTTCGGGAGACACGGTCCCCGATTGATCTTGGTCTGTCATACGTTCTCTTTGCGCCCGAACGGTTGCGTGACTCAAATCTCGCACACCCTGTCTGAACTATTTTGAGAACGTCTATTCCTCTCCCAGGATCTCGTGGGCCAGGCCGTCTAGAGCATCGATTCTGCCCACTGCCTTCCAGACCTCTCGCTCATTCTCGGCCTCTCCCATGCCGGTGAGAACGGCTTCCCTGCGGGAGACCAGCTCTTTCACGATGATCTTCGCGTAATCGGTCGTCCTCAGATACTCGAGGGCACCTTCAAAAGTCTGCGGGTCCATTTTTTAGCCTGCTTGCTGGATTCCTTGGAGATCGGCTGACTCTGTCCCCAGCTTTCCGGTCTCAGCATTCTGCTGCTGCTGGAGCTGGTGCTGGATTTGGCCAAAGTACTTCTGGAGCCGGGCTGCGAACGCTTCGTCATTCTGCGCGCGCTCGGCAACGTCTGGTTGCTGCATATATTGCTGGCCGATCTGCATCGCGATCTGGTGACCGGATGGCCGTGCACCGATTTCGAGTCCCGCATATATCATGCTCAGATCCTCTGCCACGTCCCTCGCTGCCTTGGCCGTCCCCTGCTCCTCTGCCTGCAGGACGGTATCTGCCAGGACCGGATCGATCGCTGCCGCAGCAAAATCTAGCATTTTCGAGATGTCGATCTTGCCGGTGCGATCGTATTGGACGAGCTGGAGCATCTGGGTGAGCTTTTTCTCCACCGTCTCCGGATCGTGATTCTGAGCATCCCAGGAGACGTGGAGGTCCATCTCGTGATTTGGATCCATCTTCTCGAACTGCTGGGGCTCCGGGATGCCGGATATCCGGAAGAATAACTGGGCCGGGCCATAGCGGTTGAAAGCCGAGAAGGCCGCGGAGAGCACTCCGGAGATGTGAGCCAGGAACTTGTCGAGGTAGAAGGCCCTCTTCATCTGAGCGTCCGGGTCCAGCTCCGGGCTGGCTAGTCCAACCATCCGGTCAGCCTGGGCCAGCAGGGTAGATTCGATCTCGATTGAGCCAGGGTCAGCCGGTGGAGGATCGACCCAGCCGTACTCCCCTGCCCTGCGCTCGGTAACGTGCCCTCCTGGCCGGAACTCCGGCTTGGGGCGCCCAACCGGGCCCTTTGAGGCCGGAAGCGTTGCCAAGGAGCTTCTATCAATTCTGGAATCCCGTTCGGCTTTCACCTGCCATTGCGTTCCTCGCAGAAGATCCACCATCGAGCGGGTGTCATAGAGTCGCTTAGAGTCACGATGAAGCTCAGTCACGATGAACGGGTAATCCGGCACCCCCTCGAGGAGGGTATGCTTCGCGTGAGCGTTGTTGCCGGTATGGCTTTGATGCCAGACCGTGCAGTAGATCCCCTCGGCCCCGTCCTTCATTAGACGCTGGTAGGTGTAGATGATCTCGACGAAGTCCGAATTCTCATCGAACTGCCCGAGGAAAGCGGCAGAGTCTTTTGCCTCGATGTCGCTGGTATGTGTCCCTCGCAGCTTCTCGATGACGTGATCCACCCACTTCTCGTCCCACTCTTCAGTCGAAACCTTCGACAGCAGCTCGGTCGGAGTCATCAAGACTCGACGGTGGACGAAAGGTGCCTGCTGCGGATCCGTACAATAGTGGGGAAAGAAGATGTCCACATCTGTGGCCAGGGCCTGCACCATTGGCCGGTCGATCGATCGAACGTAGACCGGCAACTCTGCATAGCCCTCTTTTCGCAGCTTCTTCAAAGCCTTTTTGGCCTCCCGCTTCTTCAATTTCGGCCACTGAGTCAGGAGCATATCCACGAGTTCGTCGTCGTAGCTCTCATTCATCAGCATCTCGGCCATTTCCGGCGCCTGGGCCGCGATCTGCTCGATGTCGAAGACCTGGAGCTGCGTCATATCCTTCTGCTCCCAGCCCACATAGGTAATGGCATGGCCCTTCTCGAAGAGGTAGTTTGCCGTCAGCTCCATCTCCCGGCTGAAGTGGGGAATATACGAATCCCGCATATATTTGATGAATGACGAGACGACTCGTGCAGCCGCGGCATCGCTCACTTCGACCGGGTAAGCCCGGATGTTCGCGCGCGCCAGGGCAAACATACACATCGAGACGTAAGCCTGGATCCTTTCAGAGATCACCAAGCTCTCGCAGTCGCTGGCTCCTTCCCAAGGAAGCGCATCTGACCCACTCTTGCGGAGGGAGCTGCTCTTCCCAGGCCAATAGTTGCGACGGTCGTCAAACGAAACCGAGCACTGGTCAGTCCAGTGCCCTAGCTGGCTCAAGGTTTCACGATAGCTCTGGAGGAGATCCCCCACATTGGGGCCGTCCCCAGCCCGGACTTGTGCGTTCTGGCTCACGGGAAGACTTTACTATCTCCTGTCCGATTCATCTTCCCCGCTCAGAAGGAACTCCATCAGCGCGAGAATCTCTTCGCGCCTGCTCGGGTTTGGGTCCTCGTCCCGGTGTTCCAGATTATAGGTTACTCTCCAATCTCCCTGATCCCCTCCGGCGCGCATTGCAAAGAGAAATGGGATCTTCTCCCGGTTACACGCTTCGATCGCATCTTCTATAAAGTCCTGGGTCATTCTATAACTGGTATTTCCTGCCGGGGTGGGGTGAACCCGCGCCAGGTGGAAGAGAACACGATCTGTCCATCGATCACCCGGCACTCTACAATATGTGCCCCAACGTGAGCCTGCAGCCCGAGTCGGGCCATGAAACCGGTTTGTCTTTGCGTACAACCGGCTGCGACCGCGGCCACTCCCCGGTAGGCTGGGAGGGTGAACGCTTTGTGGAAATGTCCGACCAGCAGGCAGTCTGGCTTGTTGTCGCTGTCGAGTGATTCGATGATCTTCTGGATCCGGTACGACAACGCATAACTGCTGCCACCACCGGGATGAAGCATATCGATCCGGATGTCTTTCTCCTGTCCGGATCTCGCGACCACCCAGCGCGCAGCGTCCGAGCCGAGATACTTTATGTCCTCGCGCTTCTCACCGATCCGGTAGCAGACATCCGTTCCACCATTTTTCATGTGGGCCTCGTCGTGATTTCCGCTGATCAGGTGAGTTGTGATTCCTTTTATGTAGGGGAACTGCTCGACAACCCAATCGATCTGACTGTCGGCGCCATGCTTGTGCACCTCGTGCTCGTGACCTTTGCGCATCTGCACCCCCTCGGTCATGTCCCCGCAGTGGTAGACCGTCTTGATGCCTTCCTGGTCGAACCATTCGTAGATGGCCCTGGTGATACCCACCTCTTCATAAATCGATCCAAAGTGAGTGCAGCTCAATGTCCCAAAGCGAAATGGAGGAGCCTTCTTGCCTATCTCTACTCGCTGAGTCGCGCGCGCGCTGGCCAGCGTCTCGAGTTGCTCCCGGAGCGACAGGATCTGCCCCGCTACTCCCTTCGCTTGCGCGAGATCTTCGATGCTCTTTCCTTTGCCAGCCATGTTTATGCTATTCCCAGAACCTTCTGGATCTGAGAAATGATATGGGGTGCTGCCCAAAGGTTGTGACCACCGCGCTTCAGCCGATATGCTGCAAACTGTTTCGAATCCGCATACCGGCGCCAGGAATAGACCGGCACTTCGCAGAGGGTTCGGAAATCCTGGTCCTCGAAGTATTGGTCGCACTCCGCTGTGAGCACCTCGTCCACCTTGCGCTGGATAATAAGCGCAACGTCGTGCTTCCCGCGGAAGTCATCGACTGACTTGCCCCGGCCGGGCTTGCGGGAAGCTCCTCCGGGAGGACCGGAAATGTTCAAGGCTTCCCTCACTTCCTGCACTTCTCCCACCTTACAATTCAGATTGTGAGCGATGAGCCCGTTGGCCCGGGTGCTGTCCTTGCGAAGCGCTCTTTCTATCTTCTCTTGTAAATTCATTTCGTCAGTCGTTTGCATACTCGCTCCCAGGCTGGCCAGAAGCACTCGTCCAGGCAGCGGTTTAGCGCTTCCTCTTCCATACTCTCGCACCATGCGACTCCTCCCAGGGCCCACGCAGCGTGAACCATCTCGTGACGTAGCGTGTCGTGCAGCTTTTTCCCCTTGAGACCCTGGTCGATTACGATGGTGCGACTGTCCAGTGACCAGGACCCGTAAGGATCCCCGTCCAGGTCTTGCCGGACGACCTTGATGGTAACTCCCGCAATCCGGATGCTTTTGGGGCAAATCATCCTCGCGCGCCAACCTGCTTCTGCAACTCGTTGATCAGCTTGTATGCCCAGCGCTCGTCATGGCCGGTCCTCTCGGAAATCGTTTCCAGGGAAGCCTCCTCTACGTCACCGAGAACGGCTCCGCGGATTTTCATGTAGCAGTAGTCCCAGGCCAGAAAGCGGTCCCCGTGCTCAAGGGCATAACTTTTCGTGTCTATAGGATTTCTTTCCATCTTCGTTCTCAATGAGCTGCACCTTGAACGGCTTGCGGGGAGCCAGGTGCCGTTTGATTTTTTCGGTTACCAGGACAGGATGCTTCTCCCATCTCCCGCTCACTTGTTTGATCCGCGCCCAGATCCTGTTGCCTTGCTTGTTCGGTGGTAGCGGCAGACAGATTGCCTGCTGGAACCTTGGAACTGCCAAGGGCAGGATCCGGGCCGCGGCATGGTGAACGCGCAGCTTCTCAACTCCGCTCGGCCGGTAAACGATCTGTGGCCGTCCTCTCCCGCGGTGGCTATACCAGTCGTCAGTGGTCATGTGCTCGTCGCGCAGCTTCTTGATCCGGTTGCCCGAGATCCGTAGCAGCTCCAGTACTTCCTTTTGCGGGAGGTCTCCCGGTCTCAATTCGCTCACCATTCCTTCCAGTCTACTTGCTTTTGTCTATCGGGCGCCCCGTAACTCGGGAGCGGGTCAGAAGTTGCGCGCAAACTGCTCTCGTCCATGTGGTGCAGGCCGGTCACCACCCCATAGCGTAAGCAGTCAATGAAATCCTTTTGGGCTTCTTTGAGCCCTCCCTGGCCGGTGTATTCTCCCAGCGCAGCGATCACGTTCTGGCACTTCTCGCTCACATAGAACCGGGGACGGTTCACCCCATCGATCGGCCGGTTCCGGTCGAAGGCCATCAGGTTGTTCAGAGCCTGTAAGCCCTGCTCGATCTCGTTGCCCCGGTCCCCAGGTGGAAAGGAACTCGGCAGGCAGATGAAATCGAAGTCATCCAAATTCGAGAGAATGGATTCTGATCCTCCATCTCGACTCGGGGTCTGTATCTTGCACATCCGCGGGTCAATGATGCGCTCGTGAATACTGAGCCCCTGCTGGCTCGTGTCCGTAGTGATCCGGCCGTCGTCATGCTCAGTCACTACTCCTCCCTCCATCTCATAGAAGAGCTTCACAAAGTCCCTGATGCCCAGCCCCCGGCCGCGCGCTCCGGGCCCAGGTCTCCACTCACCACCTCTCCACTCACACCAGTCCTGGTCCCCAGGGAACTCGTCCATCACCCAATAGGTTCCGGAAGCGTCCACCGCTATCCATACACAGCACCAGTTCTTCGATCCCCCCGGGTCGATGCATTGATAGTAAGTCACGTCCTCGGTCGGAATCTCCTCCGGCTTCACCACATTGCTCTCCCTTGAGAACATCGGGAACACAGTGGTCGAGGATCTCACCGGCACTCCATAGGCGCGGGTGAGGATCTCGTCGCGCGGCCTGCCTGCCAGGTCCCCCTTGATGCGCTCGTAGCCCCCGAACGGATTCCACTCGGAATGAAAATAAACAATGCTCGCATCACGCAACTTGCTGCGCTGAGTGATCGGGACAAGGTCTCCACCAAGTAACTCAGCCGGGCCCTGCTCAAGAGTCTCAGCCTGGTGGAGGAACTCTCTAACAGTTTCCGTGTAGCCCCAGACCGGAGTGAACGTCGCTAAAATTTTTGCGTTGCGAGTGGCACAACGAAAACGCAATCCATTAATCAATTCCGGAGAACCAAGATACTCGTCCAGCCAGCATCCGAAATTCACAAAGCCAGGCTCAAAACTCCCCAGCTCAGCTCCCTCGATCACGCTGGCATCCTGCGAGAACTGCGAATACGTCTTCCAAATCAGGTGGCTCCCGTTGGGAAAGATCATCGACGCTCCCGCAAAGCCGGTTTGTCGTTTATAAGATATATAATGCCCCTTCGATCGACTCGTGAGGCGCAGGTCAGGAGGAAGCCAGTCGTAGACCGCAGCCTGGACCTGTCTAACAGAGACCTCCGCGTTCTGCGAAAAGATGAAAATCGTCGCGCCAGGGTTCTCGATCGCAGCCCTGACCACACTCCGCGCCCCATAGATAGTCTTCCCGCTGCGGTTCCCTCCAAGCACTATCAACTCGTTGGTAGCGTCGTCCCCGGTCACCAGCGCATCTGCCTTCTCCCAGTGAGGCATCTTAAACCCGCAATTCAACGGGTCCTCGGCCGCATTCCGCAGTGCCTCGTGGTACTGCGAGTGCAACTCCAGAACCTGCCCAGGGTCCATCCTGGCCAACTCCTCAGGAAGTGGTGGCTTCAGGACCGGATGATCCTGCCACTCTAACACAATCTAACAACCATTCCCTCTAGACTGTGCAGACATTCGCTCTGCATCCAAGCCCTTTGAGAACATAATGACCTATTCCCGGTCTTCTAAGCTGTCCTCCACCCGAATACTCGCGCGCCATACTTCTATGCCATACGCAACCTGCACGAGAGCGTAGCGGATATTTCCCCTACTCATGTCATCCACCACATTGTTCAGCATCCATCGCTCGCGCGGGAGCTTGTAGGGAGTCGTCAGCCTTCCCATTCCCAGCCCCCGGGCATCCCGCTCAGTTATCGTCACCATTAAATCATTCATCTATATCTACTGAATAAAGCATCACAAAGCCTTCCCCGTTCCCCTGTAACCCGAGGACATTAAAATCAACCCACTCCACGGCCTCCTCACGGGTCATCCCGTCTTCGACAAAGTGCTCGACCGTCTTCTCGTAGTCATAGATCAGCAAGCCCCCGTCGCTATAGCCCACAATAGCGTCGTCCAGACCCTCGAGGATCAAAGCACCCTCAGTCAATAGTTCCCGGATTGCGTTCACCCTCTCCATGCCCTCACTCCTCCTCCTTCAAATAAACCGTCACCCGGTGGTCCTTCACCTTCATGCAAAACAACCACTCAACCTTATCCACGATCCCCTCAAAAGTTGAACAAACCTTGCCTTCCTCATTCTCCCGGACAACACGTACGCTCTCACCCACCACTGGCGCCCGGCCGATACTATACGTCCGGTGACTCGTCCGCTTGTTAGGTGCTATAAATTGAATCGTCATTTCCTCTCCCTTACAAATCTCCGGCCGTCCATCGGCATCGTCTCAATCGGCTTCAGATACTTAGCGTCCACCCTCCAGCAGGGTGTGTCCCAGTTATCCTTCCACTCCCCCACCTCCTTGGCCTCCTTGCCAAAAATCCACCCCATGAGATTTGCCGTGAACTTGTCGAACCTAACAAAGGTCATCAGCTTCTCCGGGTGATACTGACTCTTATACAGCGGCATCCCGGAGTAAGGGTGAGCAGAGGTCTTCACCTCGCACAACCCAGACAAATCCGCGCTCTCATAGTCTCCCAAAGTCGGCTCCCAGGGAACCCCCAGGTGACGAGATAGGGCCAGCTCTGCCATGCCACCCAAAACGTAGTGGCCAAAAATCGTGCCCCATTCGCGCTTGCTCGTCCCACCGTGATGCTTCTTCGCTCCCACCGCATCCGCATACCATACCTGCTCCACCGCATGACACGCACAACGGTAAGCCTCGAGCTTCTCTAACTTTATCTCAGTCATCAATAAAGATCCCCCTCCCAGTTAGGTCCAATGAGCGATTGTCCTGCCGTCAATCAAGCCAGCTAAGACCTACTCATGCTTGCCCACGCTCGCGCGTATGGACCCTTCCAGGAGGGAGAAAATTGTTGGCCATGCCAGCCATGCCTTGCCCTGCCCGGCCGCGCCATGCCGAGCCACACCCAGCCAAGCCTTGCCTGCCTTGCCCTGCCCGGCCTGGCCATTCCTTGCCTCGCTGCGCCTTGCCGGGCCAGCCTTGCCATGCCTGCCCTGCCGTGCTGAACCCTGCCTTGCCCAGCCGAGCCTTGCCTGCCATGCCCAGCCGAGCCTTGCCCGGCCCTGCCATGCCGAGCCACGCTTGGCCAAGCCTTGCCTGCCCTGTCTTGCCCAGCCATGCCTAGCCATGCCGTGCCTGCCATGCCTTGTTGTGCCCAGCCATGCCATGCCGCGCCGAGCCTGGGCCAGCCAGGCCTTGCCTGCCATGCCATGCCCGGTCGTGCCCGGCCATGCGTTGCCCTGCCATGCCGTGCCTGCCGTGCCGGACCAACCCGTGCCCTGCCGCGCCTAGCCGTGCCTGCCGTGCCGTGCCATGCCCAGCCTGGCCGCACCAAGCCGGACCGTGCCTTAAAACTATGCCGCAGCAACGTCATCGATCGCACTAAATACTACGGCCAACTCTGAGAGACCCGCATACCTCGAACGGAATGCAGCCAAATCCCGGATCGCGCGCCCAATCAACCGGTCACGCTCAAGAGGATCCGATAAAATGTCCTCAGTCGTCCGGTAAGAGCGCTGTGGAATCCCCAACTTAACCACCTGGTCCTTCGTCGCAACACGTAACTCATACTGACGAGCCTCAACATTCGGCGCCTCCTCACGCACAACATGAAGCGAACGAATCATCGTGCGAGCAGTATACTTCCGGTGCTCGTGAGCCGCGATCGAATCGCTCCACTCAAACTCCTCGTGGATCGGAGACTCCTCCTTCTCAGCCTCCTCCACCACCCCGTCAGCAGTGATCGATCCATCGTTCTCCTCGCGAATCTTCTCAAGGCAATCAAGCGCTACATCCGCGCCCACCTTGAACCTCGCTCCCCCAGCCCACTTTACAGACTCAATCTTGCTCACGATGCAGGCTCGTCAATCGTTTCACTCCCAGGGTCCACCTCAAAGGTGCCATTCTCCCCGTTCTTCTCAGGGCGCCACTCACCAATCCCTACCGAAAATCCAGCACGGTTCATCAAGTTTACAACATCCCCAATCGTCAGCAAATCCGCGTCATAAACAAACGAGATCTTCGCACCCCACTCAGCAAATTCAGGCCGGTAACGGAGGTCTGTCTGGTTAATCCCAACCCGAGCAATGTCCTCGCGCAACGTCGGCTCGCAACACTCCATCGGAATCAAACCAGCCGTGCGAAAACGAAGGGCCTTACGCACCGTCGTCCTAGCCAACCCAGTGTCCCTATGCGCTGCCTCAATCATCGCGGCCTTCACTGCCATCGCAGGGATCCCATACCCACCGTCCTCACACCAATAAGTCGCAGCCAAACCCTCTGCCCCAGGATTGCGCGCAACCCTAGGGATCTTCCTCCGCTCAGCCGCGGTCAGTCGTAGCATCTCCCTCGACTTCTCATCCCAGGAATGCTGGATCAAAGGAGCAGTCCCCCGGATAGGTACCGTCGCTCGGCGCAGGTTCATCGCTTTAATCAACAACCCTCGCTTGCTCGTCGTTCCACTCTTCTTCTTCTTTTTGGTGTCCACCTTCATTGTATCGTTTTTTATGTTTCAGAAATTACTTGAGTCCCGGGTGTTGCTCAGAGGTGCCATGAAACCCGTCACGGGATCTCCCCGTGCCCCATTCCCGGAACTCATAGAAATTACACATCAATCACCTTCCCGTCCTTCTCACTCACCTCCACGCGCGCTGCCTCAATTGCCTGACGAGCATCCTCCAAACTTACCTTGTGCTCGTGCGTAACATGAACAGCACTCTCCCCCTGGATCACTCGCTGCTTGTCAGTCGCAATCCCATAACCAAGCGACAGGTCCTTGATCGAACACTTGTCCAGTTGTCCCTCGTCATCCAAAACTCGCTCCAACTTCCTCTCCAACGCATCAGCAGCTTTGAGCTGGATCTGCGTTGCCTTCAGACTCCGGTGAACACGCGTGGCCGTCACAATCTCGTGATGCCTCCGCTTTAAAGCCCGAATAGCATCAAAACTCGTCCCCACGTCCCGGATAATCGTCCGCTCAGGAACCCCGCGGCACACCGCAGCCAAAATCGCACTCGCTCGCTCAGGATCCTTAGCCTCCATAAGCGATAAACCCTGCCCCTTCGACCGGTTCTTAGCCGCAACAAACTCCACGCTGTCAGCTATCTGCTGCGCCAACTTTACGTCGTCGTCTTTCCCAGGTTGAGCCAAACCAGATCCCATCGTTTGTTTCCATTTTTCCCTCCCTTTTTTAAAGAGGAACACTTTTCTGTTACTTTCTTACACCCTCCTGTCCACTCCTGCTGGACTCCTCTCCCCTCAATGCCCCTGTCAACCTTGCGCCGCATTTATTACAAATCCGGCGCATAGAGGTTCCCCCACCTGCCGTGGATACCTAGCACACGCTCTAGCACACGCTCTAGCGCGCGCTACAGCTCCTCACTCCCAGTCAGCCCGGAATATTCTATAGAAGCTCGCAGAAGACCAATCTCCCGCTCCAACGTATCCAAGGCTCGCAACCTCGCTTCCTTGTGCTCATACCCCACATCCACATGAAAAGCTGAAATCTCCTTCACAATCTCTGCCCAGGTCACCCGCTTCTCAACAAAGCAGTTATCGTCCAACTGCTCTACCGCGATCCACAAACCCTCCTCCTCCGCAAGGACACTCATCCGGGGCGCCTTGTCGAAAATCACCACGTTCTCCTCGCTCGCTCCCTCCAAGAGATGCATAGCGGCATGCTCCGCATCCTGTAGCCTCTTCAAAAGCAATACCAGGCTCGTCTGGTGCTTCCCACTACGCTGTACCTCCATATCCACTGTGCTCATATCCCACCTCTGACAAACCCCCCCGCAAACCGCAAGAGGAATGTCCCCCTATGTCAAAACCCACTTTCACCAATTTTTTGGATGTAAGGGAGACCGGTTCAGAAAGGGCCCGGCCGCGCCAGGCCGACCCCCTCCCCCCCTATAACTTCACACAATGTATCTAATGCAGACTCCAAGTCGGAAGTCGTTGCTGCTTAGGTAGTTGATGTGGATTTGGGGCATATACTACCACTGATACTCAATGAGTTATGACGTGGGAATTACAGCCTGGGGACCTGAAATAGGTGTTTTGACGAAAAAAGACAAATGCTGAGAGGTTATTGAGACACGGTTGCACCGTGTGAGACCGGCCTGTTTGGGGCTTACTTGGGACCGACTGGGGGGCTCTATGGGGGGCTGGGGCCGTCTATGGCTCACATGGGATTGGGGTGCGTGGAGGGCTTTCTGACATGGTCTGGCACAATTGTGGTCATGCCGAGATATGCCAAGCGTGTTGACGGGAACCACCGGGAGGTTGTGGATGGTCTGAGGGCTTCGTTACCTGAGGCTACGGTATTTGATGCCTCTGGAGCTGGCCGGGGTTTTCCTGACCTGGTTGTGGGGTGGAAGGGCCGGAACTGGTTATTTGAGGTGAAGGATGGGTCTCGGGTTCCTAGTCGCAGGAGGCTGACTACGGCCCAGCAGGGGTGGCAGTTGGGTTGGCAGGGGCAGGTCGCGATTGTGCACAGTGCAGCGGATATATTGGCAGTGATGGCGCGTGAGGGAGCGGCCTAGAAGGGGATTTCGTCCAGGGCATCGATCTTGTCTGTTTCGACCTTGTCGGTCTCGGCCTCCTGGGG